GGCCTCCGTGGTCTCCGACCGCAGTTGCAGCACGGTCGCCGCAATCGCCGCCTCGCGCAGAGCGACCGTGTCCAGGCCGATGACGGCCGAGGCCGCCGCCGCGCTGGCGTAGCTTTCCCATTGACCCCTCGCCGTCGCCAGGGCGGCTTCCCGCGCCGCGACGGTGTCCAGGCCGATGACCGCATTGGCGGCGGCGGCCGTGGCGTAGCTCTCCCACTGACCTTTCGCGGTCGCAAGAGAAGTCGCCAGCTGGGCCGAAGACACGAGATTCGCCACAGCCCCGGCGATCTGCTCCGTCGTCCACGACTGGACACCGGCGGCAGAGGCGCTGATCGCCGTCCCCATGGCCGTATAGGTCGCATAGGCGATCGCCGCATCGTTCCGCAGTCCGTCCGTATAGACCTTGGCGTCGATCAGGGCCTGGGCTGCACTGGCCGCATTCGCTGCATCGGCCGCGACCAGCCGCGTCCGCATCTGGACCAGGGTTTCCGGCAGGCCCGTGGGACCGACGCCCTCGACCAGGGTCTCCGACTTGATCAGCGCCGTCCGCTCGACGGGGTCCAGCAGCAGGCCCAGACCCAGCCGGTCCAGCACGTCCGCCACTTCCAGCGACCGGCGGCCTTCCTCCTCCAGCAGCGCCTGGGCGTCCTCGATCGCCCCCTTCAGCAGATCCTTGGCGGACTGATACAGATCCTCCCAGATTGGATCGCCGGCCCCGACGCCCGCCGTCAGAGCCGACGTCGAGACGGTGATCCAGTTCGACGCCAGCACCGGCCGCGACGGGTCGCCGATCGGAACCAGCCGGCACTCCAGGGCCGAGTCCGGCGCCACCCCGTTTGTGACCACGGCCCGGCCCGACTTGGGATCGTCCAGCCGCGTCGTCGCGATCTCGGACGTCCCGACCTTGCGCACCTCGGCCCGGATGGCCGTGATCGCCGTGTCCTCGGTCTCGACGTCCCAGCTGAACCGCACGGCCGGCAGGGTGCTGACCTCCCCCGCCAGGGTGATCGCCTCGGCCGACACTCCCAGCAGCTGCAACGCATCGGCCGGCGTCGGCGCCGGCGGCGGCGACGCCTGATCCTCGACCGGATCAGGCACGCCATAGACCGAGGAGGCGATCTCCTCCAACACCAGGTTGTTCTGCCAGCCGGCGTCCAGCGAGAAGCTGACCACCCGGAACCGCACCGTCGCCCCGCCGAAACGCCGAGCACTGGTCCAGGCGATCCAGTCACCCTCCTCGACCCCGGCGAACCGGGGCGGCAGGGTGATCGTCGCCCGCCGCTCCAGCGCCGCCTTTCTCAAGGCGATGCCGCCGTTGCGGTTGGCCTGGTTCCCGACTGTGACCAGGGCCAGCGGCAGGGTCATCTCGCGCGGGCCGCCGTCGCCGACCGGGGCGGGCGCCATGCGCGACAGATCGCGGATCACGGGCGCGGCGTGATCCAGCCAACCCTGGGTCGGCTCCACATAGCGCGGCACAACGGTGTTTATCCGCCCCCCATCCGAGTCGGGCAGGAAGGGCGAGAACCCGACCGGCTTTCCGACGACCAGGTCCCCGTCTGTGATCGTCACGACCGCCGCCTTGGCCTGTCCCGGCTCGATCTCCAGCCCGCCTTCGCGCTGGACCAGGACCCCGGCCATGGCGGCGGCGAACAGCTCTTCGACCTCGTCGAACGCCTGATTGGCGAAGATCACGCCCTCGGCCGCGTACCGCATTTCGCCGTCGACCAGTTCGTCGCACAGATTGGCGGCCGCGATGATCCGCGCAGGCGGGGCTTCCTCGGCGGTCAGACCGCGTCCGATCAACAGATGATCCGCCTCGCCCTGATGACCGGCGGCGTAGATCCCGCGCTCATAGGCGTATCGGTTCAGGATCGCGTTGCGGCTGAACCTGTGCGTGGAGGTGTCTTCCCAGGTCTGCGGATCGGGACCGGTGTAACCCAGGGCCGGGTCGCGACGCGGATCATAGACGCGCAAGCCCCGCAGAACGAATTTGAAGCGCGGATGGCCCTGCGTCCAGACCGCGTCGTCGTACCGCGTATCGACCACCACATGGGTTACGCCGGCCAACACGTCGTTGACCGTCCAACCGCCATGCTGGCGCACATGAAGCGGCGGCACATTGCCGGCGGCGACGCCGTTCTTGAACTCGATCGACAGCTTGCCGTTGAAGCCGGGCTGCAAACCGTCGCCGGTCCAGGCGTAATAGACGTCGTCCACATAGTAGCCGACGATGGCGTCGACCGGGTGATCGGCCAGGGCGATGATCCGCGTGACCGTGTCGGTCCCGTATTTGCCGCCGAAGTTGAAGGCGTCCAGCAGGGTCCCGCCGGTGCAGACCACGCCGAACGCCGCTTCGCGCGGACCTTCGCCCAGCGACAGGGATGTGACGCTTGCCTGACGCTCCTGGATCGACTGTTTCGACAGCCCCAGCGCCTTGGCCGCCTTGCTCAGGGCGACGGACGCGACCGCCTGCAGCGCGGTCTTGACCGTGAAGGCGGCGACCGCCTTCACGGTCAGGGTCTTGGCCACCCAGGCGGCGGCGACGGCGACGACCTGCGGCATTAGTCAGCGCTCCAGGCGATCGCCAGGGCTTCACGCGGCAGACGTCGCCAGCCGATTTCGGCAGGCCCCACCAGGGTATCGCCTTCGATCAGCACGAGGGCGCCGTCAGCGGTCAGACCGGCGTCGCCGCGCTGCGCCAGGCTCAGTTCGACCCGCGTCAGCACCGTGTCCACGGCTGCCGCCAGCCCGCCGTACCGACGAATGACGCGCGCCGCGCCCAGGGGCGTGGTCCAGCGGCTCGTGAACCGATCCAGGGGCGCACGGCCGGTCAGGGCGGCGACGCCGGCGCTCATGGCGCGGGCGCAGTCATGAACTCGAGGGCCGGGGCCATAGCCGAAGCGCCAGTCTTCCCGGCTTTCCAGAAAGGCGACGAAGGCGCCGTAGTCGCGACTCATAGGCGGATCGACCCGGGCGTGAACAGGTTGATCAGGGCCGCCTGCTGGGCCGTAACGCCAAAAACGGAGCCCGCCCGCGCCGGAGGCTTACCGCCCCAATAGATCGCCTTTTCGCCGGCATAGGAGACACGGCTCATGCCGCCGTCGGTGGGATTGATCAGCCTTTGATCCGCGTCGGTCCGCATCCGCTCCGAACGGCGCCCCAGCCCGCGCGCGGCGCCTTCGACCGACAGGGTGACGCTGGCCGTGCCGCCCGTCGTTTCGCTGATCTGAATCGTATCCACCCGGCCGCGCAGATAGACGGCGGCATGCAGCAGCTGCGCGCCGGACCCGTCGAACACCAGACGACGGATCACGACCGGCGCCCCGCGCAGGGACCTCAGATCGGCTTCCGGCACCAGCTCCGGCTCGACCCCGTCCAGTGTCAGACTGGCTGGCGACTCCGCGCCGCCGATAGATCCGGACGAAACCGACACGAGCCCACGACTGCCGACGCCCTCATAGGCCTCGCCGTCAACGACCAGCGCTCCATGCCCGCCCCACAGACGGATGGGATCGGTCGATCCGATCCGCACCGCGCCGGACACGATGACGTCGCCGCTGGCCAGGGCGGCCAGCGCCTCTGCGCTGAACAACTTCATGGGATGCGTCCTCTTAGGGTAGCAGCACCTGGATCGCGGAAATCGTGCCGCCGATCCGCAGGGTGCGGGTCTTCTCGCCCAGCTTGGTCTCGTCTGAGACCTGCTTCATGACGCAGGTCGGTTCCTTCATGTCCGCGACAGCGCCGCCCGGCACCAGCGTCGGAACCGGCGGCTCGACCAGAACGGTCGCCACGCCCGCCTCGTTCGCCACAGCAGGAGCCACCGCCCGGCTCATGGAGCGCCGCTTCACCCCGCCCGTCTCCCAACGCCACATGATGTAGTCGCCGGTGCTGACGACGAACCCGGACGGAAAGCCGCTCAAAGCCGGCTCATCTCGGCCCGCATTGACCGACCAGCTGGTCGCCGATCCGTCGAATGGCCCGCCGCTGGCACGTGTCAGCCCCGCAAACCCATAAGGCGTTGAGAGAGGATAACGTCGCCCCTGGTCGTATCCCAGGAAGGTCCGCTGCTGACCGCGCAGCACGGCGATGAAAGCCCGCCACTCTTCCGATGTCTGACGGCTGATCGACTGGCCCAGGGTCCAGCGCGCCCGCCAAAGCGGGAAGCCCAGGGTGACGCCGGAAACATTGCCGTCGTTCGTCGGCGAGATCGCGTCCAGCCGCTCCGGCTCGAAATATTCGCTCGCCACGCCCTGTGGCATGTCGATTGGGAAGACCAGGCTCATGAGGTGATCAGCCGCCGCGCAATGCCGTCGTTGACGGCGGCAATGGTCCGGCTTTCGAATTCGGCGCGGTCCTGCGCCATCATCGCCTCCAGCCTTTCGGTATCGACGCCGCTGATCGTATTGGCTGGTGCATAGGTGGCCTGAACGACGACCGTCATCCCGCCCCCGCCCGACGCGGCCTTGCGCATCATGTCCAACGACCGCGCATTCTCGATCACACGCGATCCGCGCGGCAGATCCAGCAGCTCGGGCCCCCGCTCCCCGACCCAGGTCGGACCGCCGGGCCAGTAATCCGTCCCATCGGCGTTCCGGCCGAACAGGAAGTTGAGCCCCTTGCTCAGCCAGTTCCCGTCGCCGCCTCCGCCGAAGTCGATCTTGGACAGCCCCTCGATCAGCTTGTCGAACAGCCGATCCGAGGCCCTCTCGAACTGATTGGCCAGGGCGTCACGGATCCCTCCGGACCGAATGTCCGAGATCAAGCTCCCCAGCCCCTCGCGAAACGCGCCGACCGTCTGCGCCCGCATCAACTCGCCGTATTCCCGCGTCGCCTGCTCCACGCCTTCGCCGAAGTTCAGCGGCTTGGTCTTGTCACCCTCGATCTCGCGCGCCCGATTGGCGATCCAGGTTTCGCGGTTCAGGTCGCGCAACGCCGATCGGTCGCCCGACGCCTGGGCCAGGACCGTCTTCCATTCCCGCTCACGCACAGCCGCCGATCGTTCCGCGACCACGGCCCGCGCCTCTTCCAGCTCCAGGGCTTCCTTGCCCGCCAGGGTCTTGGCCGTGCCGTTGTCCAGCCCCTGTTTCTCCAGTTCGTTGATGCGCCGCGTCAGATTCAGACGCCGCTCCACATTGTCGGCGTACCGGTCCTCGCCCAGCAGCCGCATCACCTCCACCTCACGCGCCCGCGCCTGTTGCCGAACCTCGCGCGCCTGAGCCAGGGACCGGGCGTCGATCAACTGCTGCTGCTCTTTCAGCGCCTTGGTCCGGGCCGCCTCCGCCGTCGTCCCGGCGTCGATCAGCTGGCGCTCGCGGACGCGAACGGCGTTCGCATCCTCCAGCGCGCGAACCCGCGAGTCATCGCCCCGGCCCCGCGCCTGCTCCAGGGCGATCTGGGCGGCCCGATCCTCTTCCTGGCGCTCCCGCTGCAGCGCCTCGCGCCGCGCCCGTTCCGCCTCGGCGGCTTCGCGTCGCGCCGCCGCCGCTGCGCGATTGGCGGCGGCGCGGCCTTCGCGTTCGCGGGCCTCACGGGCCTGGCGTTCGCGCAGGGCCGTTTGGTTGCGCTGCGCTTCGTCGGCGACGCCTTCGTCCAGCAGGGCGCGGATGCCCTGTTGCCGCTCGGCGACCCACAGTTCACCCTCGAATCGCCGGCGATCCGACGGGTTCAGGCTGCGTGACGCCAGCAGGTCGCGCAGATTGTCGATCCGCTCGTCCTCGGTCGCGTACAGAAACTCGCCCAGCTTATCCAAGGCGTCCGAGATCGAACGACCGATGGCGCTCCAGGCGTCGGTGATCTCCCCAGCCCGCGCCGCGTGACCCGAGACGGCGGACGTCAGTTCGTCCAAGAGAACCTTCTGCGCGCCCAGCAGGTCGCCCTGCTTCTGCATGTTCTCGATATTGTCCAGCTGCTCCAGGCTCAGCAGGCCGAACTGGGCGGTCATGGCCTCGCCCGCCTTGGTCGGGTCCAGCATGGCCTTGGCCAGATCCTTGGTCGCGGCGGCCGCGTCCTGCCCAGTGAATGAGGCGTAATCCTTGGTCGTCGCGATCAGGTCGCCCAGGACCTGGGCCCCGATCCGTCCGGTGGCCAGATATTCCACGGCCATGTCGCGCGCGGCCTTGCGGCTGACCTCCCCGGCGGCGGCCGAGACCACGGTCAGGGCGCGCAGCTGGTCCGCCGTCAATCCGGCCGTCCGGCCGACGCCCGTCGTCGCATCTTCCAGTTCGGCCGCCGCGCTGTTCGCCCTCTGCCAAGCGGCCGCCATCACGACCACCCCGGCCGCCGTCGCCGTCAAGGCGCCGCCGACGGCGATCAGTCCGGCCGTGGCCTTGATTCCGCTGGTCGCCAGGGCGTCGAGGATCTGCGGCCCCTGCTGGATCGCGATCATGGCCGGGTTCATCCCCATGGCCGCCGTCACCAGGACGTCGGCGCCCTGACGGCCCAGGTTCAGCCGCGACGCCAGCGCCAGGCGCGTCAGACCCTGTTCGTTGCGCTTGATCGCCGCCGTCGTCTCATCGAACCGCGTCTTGGCCTGGGTCTGCAGCTGGGCCAGTTCTCCGGTCGTGATCTTCCCGGCGTTCGCCAGGGTCTGATATTCGCGCAGTTCGTGGTTCAGCTTGTTCTGCGCCGCCGTCAGAGGGTCGATCGACGCGCGCAGAGCCTCGACCCGCCGCACGTCGTCGTCATCCTGCATGAACACGGACGCCGAGGCGGCGGCAGCGCCGCGCGTCGGCTCCCGAACCCCGATGGCGGCGTTGATCCGCGCCTGTTCGGCCTGGGCCTGGGCGGCGTCCTGGGCCGCCTGGGCCATCCGACGATACTTCTGCTCCAGTCGATCGGCCGCGCTGCTCGCGGCGGCGGCGCCCTGTTCGGCGGCCTGATAACTGCCCTTGAAAGCCTCGCCGACGTCGCGCGCATCGCGCAGGACCTCGGTCTTGCCCTCGGACTTCAGGCGAAAGGCGACTTGCCGCGTCGTCATTCCTCGTCATCCTTTCTGAAGCCCTTCAGGACCTCGACCTCGACTTCCGGCAGGCTGGCGGACAGCAGTTCGGCCGCTCCCGCCGGCAGGGGCGTCAGCTGGGCGAAGGCGATCCAGGCCGGGTAGTCCAGGCCGATCACCCCGTTCATTCCGACCCTCAGCTGGCCGGCGCAGCTTTGGACGATGCGCCAGACCGCCTGGCCCGCCTCGGTGCGGGGCTCGTGTTCGCGGTAGGGGCATTCGGCGCAGTCGCCGCACGCTTCGCAGAAGGCTTGGCCGCCGCCGAAATGCCATTCGGCGAGGGCCCGGATCCTTTTTTTTCGGCGGCGGCCCGGACGATGCTCTCGACATAGGTCCGGTCGATCGCGTCATAGACGGCCGGATTCTGACGCAGCAGGGCGGCCACATTTTCGGCGGTCACCGGCGCATTGCCGCCCGGCGGGGGATTGGCCTCCCGCCAGGCCGCCAGGGCCTCGGCCGGGCCGTTCAGGACCGCGTCGGGCGGAACCGGGGCCGGCGCCCCGACCCCGTCCCAATCCAGCAGCCCCCAGACGACGCAGCCGACCACGAAGGCGAACTGCGGATCGGTGCGGTCGTCGGCCTCCATGGCCTGACGCGCGAAACGCCGACCGAAGACCATGGCCTCGGACGGGCCGTGCCGGAAAAGGCATTTCAGGCCGGGCGCGACCTCGACCCATTCCGGCGCCGGCGGTTGAACCAGCGTCAGCATCAGGCGGGCTCCGGCACGACGTAGGCTTCGACGTCATTGTCCAGGACGAAGGTCACGGCGCCCGCGCCCTGCCAGTTGTAGTCGGCCTGGACCGCGCCGGGGCCGGTGATCGGGCGCTTGGCCTTGGGCAGATAGACGTTGGCCACCGTGGCCCTCAGGGCGAAGAGGGTCGCCGGAATGGCCCAGGCGAAGGTCAGTTCGCAGGCCTCGCCGTTCTCGGCCTGGGTCTGCATTTCGGTGTTGGAGTATCGAACGCCCAGGCTGCCGCTGACGCTGACCATGCCTTCGTCCACCCCGCCCACACGGCCGTCGCCGCGACCGACGGTCGGCACCGCCTCCAGACCGTTGGAATAGTTGAACTGGCCCGACACCAGGTCCGCGCCGAAGGCCGCGCCATTGCGCCGCGCCACGCCCGAAAAGCTGCTGAACTTGCGCAGGGCCAGGGTCGTGACGTCCGTGGCCGCCGTCGTCGCCGAAACCGGCGTTTCGCCCTGACCGATCAGGCCCCAGGTGGCGTTCAGATTGCCGCTGCGCTGCAACGGCAGGCCCAGGGTGTTGGCCTTCAGCCCATAGTTGGTCGAGAAGCTGGGGACCTCGGGCATGCCGATCTCGGCCGAGGCGCTGGGCAGGGTCAGCCCGCCCGAGGTCCAGACGTGGCGATAGCCGCCGCTCGCGGCGCCGCCCGACAGGGTCGCCCCCGACACGGTCGCCTTGGAGTCTGGCGAAGACCCGGCCGCCAGGGTGAAGCTGTTGCCGCCCACGCCCAGGGCGTCATGGGCGATGCGGATCGTCTTTCCGTCCGCATCGCCCCAGTATGTGGCGGCGGCGACCGCCGTCACCGCGCTGGTGTTCAGCACGCGAACGGCGTTCGCGACCGTCTGGGCCAGGGTCGGGCCGATCTTGATCTGGTTCGTCGTCGGCGTGCCGGTGACGAAGGTGAAGGCCTGACCTGCGACGGTTATGGTGGCGTTGTTGGCGGGCTGGGCCGAAAAGCTGATCGAACCCTGCGCCGCCAAACCCTGGCTCGTCGTCGGCGCGCCCAGCAGCAGGGTCAGCATCAGGCCGGTGTTGCGGGCGCACAGGGGTGTCACCACGTCGCCGGCGTTGTTGACCGCGTCGCGGCCCGGTTCCTGGGCGTTGCGCCCCTGACCCAGGACGTCGCTTTCCACCAGCCCTTGTTCGTCGCCCAGATTCGCGCTGACGAAGGGCAGTTGAAACCAGGCCGCGACCGAGGCGGCCGAGCCGTAGGAAGCCTCAAGGCCGAGGGCCATAAGGGCGTTGGAGCCGCGTGCGCGAGCCATGTCCGTTCTCCATGTGAAGGGGGTGACGCCGGTTCAAGGCCCGGCGGATGGGCTCAGCCCAGAGAGGCGGAAGCCCGGAAGGCCCACGCCGAAAATCTCAGGCCGAAAATCTCAGTTCAGCGGGCTGGACGTCGTATATTCGGCCAGCAGCGTCAGCGTGGTCGCACGGCTCGGCGCGGCGTTCTGGGCCGTCACGTCGTCCGGCGCCGGGGCGGCGGCCACTTCGAACCAGTCGCACAGTCCGCCCAGGGTCGGAGCCGCCTCGACCGCCGCCCCGATGGCGATCAGCAGGGCGTCCAGCGCCCCGTGGCGGTCGGCGGCGTTTTCGGGGCCGAAGATCTCCAACGGTACTTCGTGGCGATAGGTATAGCAGCGGGGCGAGAAACACTCTTCCGCCGGCCCTGGATCGCCGTCCCGCACGATGACCAGGCCGCCCGCCGGCGCCCGCTGGGGCCAGGGCGCGTCCCGCTCCACCTCGGCGTTCGGCAGGGCAGTCCGCAGCAGAGCCAGAACCGCCTGGATCACCTGTTCGCGCCGACTGGCCATCCTATCTCCAGTTCTTGCTCAACAAGCCGTCGAACCGCCCGTCGGCGGCGGCGGCCAGGGAGTCCAAATCCTGCAGTTTCGGCAGTTTCACAGCCGGAACCAGAATGAAGGCGACCGCGCTCACGCCGCCGGTCAGTCGGGAATAGGCGTATCCGCTGCGCGTGCGCCCCCTGTTTGGGGCGATCCGACCAGCCTTCGTGATGCGTCCGCCTTCGACAATCAGCAGCCTGTTGCCGTTTGATCGGACGACCATTCGCAGCCTCAAGCCGGTCTTCTGCTGAAAGAGAGCTGGCGTGATCTTCCGGCGCTTACCTTCGACATTCACCAGGCGCCCCACCAGATCGGTCGGAATGGCCAGATAGCGTGCGCCGTTCACCGGTTGGATGGTCGCGCCCCGCGCAAATCCATCGATAATCTCCGGCGCGTTCGTAAACACCATCGCCGCCGCATTCACGCTTTTGCGGGGGGCCTGCGGATAGACCTCGCTACGGATAGAATTGGCGAGCCTCTGGCCCAGACCCACGGCTACCACCTGATCCCGCCATGCCTGCTTAAGCTCTGCCGATGACTCGCCCATCGTCGCGGTCACGAAGCCGGCGATCTCATCCTCCAGCCCCCGCTCCAATCCGTCCAGGCTCTCGCGCCCCCCGACCGAATGCCGCATCTCAGTCCCCAGCGCTCAGGCGGCCGTGACGACGCAGCGCCAATAGCCGTCGATGTCGATCTCAGGCTCCGCCGTCAGACGCAGGGTCTCGACCGTCTCTCCCGTCTCGTCGTCCAGGCGTTCGACGATGTCCTGCGGCCGGGGCGTCGCAACCCAGCGCTGATGCACCTGGACCATCCGTCCGGTCAGGAAGATTTCGGTCGCGCCCAGGCGCGCCGTCTCGTCCGCGTCGAAGGCGTGGATCCGCACCTCGCCGTCCACCCCGCTCCAGCGCGCGCGATCGCCGAGGTGGGAATCCACCTCGGCGACCAGGGCCGACAGATGTTTGCCGAAGCCCATCTGCGCCGGCCTTAGGGCTGGGGCCCGTAGACCCACTCGGTCGTCAGAGCGGGCTTCCGCCAGATCGGCAGGGCGTTCATCTGGTACTTCCATTCCAGACCAGCGCCATGCTTCATAACCTCTTCCGAGAAGTGGATCAGGTCTTCATCCGATGACGAAGCCTCGGACCCATCCAGCTCACGGATATCCAGCGGCGGCGCCGCATAGGTGATGTGCGATTCGATGGTGCCGGTGGGATAGGAGACGGCCTCCGTCGCGCCGAGCAGTCGGGTCGTGCCGTCCTGGCCCCACAGCTTCACCCGCGCCCGATATTCACGGATCGTGACGCCGGCGATCTCGATGACACGCCGGAAGCTGTTGACTGTCTTCTCACGTTGCTGGTTCAGCAACTGGAGCATTGCCGGCGTGCCGGCGAAATACCTTTCGACCGATGGGTGACGGATCAGCTTGCTGTAGAACTCGGGCGCCATACGGGTCTCGAGGCCGGTCATAGTGTCGTTAACCAGATTGTCCTCGGTACCGGACAGCACCGACTCGATCGCCTCGGGGACATCGAAATCCGGATCGTCCAAGTCGAAGTAGACGGTGCGCTTGGTCACGCCAAACGCATCGTAAAGGTCATAGATCAGGGTGTTGGCGCCATCGACGATTAGCCCCTTCAAAGAGGACAGCTTCATGATCTCGAGCGTAATCGAGAACTTCAGCCGGTTCCGCTTGTGGCGTGTCTCGATCTTGTTGATCAGCGCTTCGTCCGGCGTCCGAGTCCGCTTGGCATAGGCCAGCCATTTGCGGATGTCGCCGGCGAGAACCGAGTCTTCATGGCTGACGTTCGGGACTTCAAAGATGACCCCCTTGCCCTTCCCGTGCCGGGCGATGGTGGACGGACGACCGCCGTCCGTCACCGGAAGGGCGGTAATGACCCCGTCATCCATGTCGACGCGAACATAGGGCGTGTCGAGGCCGTCGGTCGGGAACATGCCGTCGGCGTTCAGCTGGCCGAACTGGTCGGGGACGGAGTTGATAAGGCCGGTATGTTCGGCGGCGGTCAGCGGCAGCAGCGAGGCGCCGGAGGCCAGTTCTTCGGGATCCATAGGGAGCCCTCCTTTTCATTCAGGTTTGCAAAAGAGGGCCCCCGGAAAGCGGCCCGTGGGTGTGGGTTCAGCCGCTGATGCGCGGCTGGATGCCCAGTTCGGCGAGGCGGGCGTAGGCGGCGGCCTTCTGGGCGTCGGTGACGCCTTCGGGCCAGGCGATGGCTTCGCGGCGGATGATGACCGGACCGCGCGCCAGGACCGTCAGTTCGATATCGACGCCGACCGGGGCTTCCGCCTCGACCAGGTTGATGCCGGTGATCGTCTGAGAGCCGTCCGTGCCGGCCGGCGCCCAGGGCACGTCCTTGGCCACGACGCCCGAGCCGTAGGCCACCGTGACCGGGATGCGGTCCCCGGCGCCGAAATCGGTCGAACCGTCCGCCAGGGTGAAGTTGATCGTGCCGTTGTAGGCGGTTCCGATCACGCCGGTTCCGTCCAGCACGCCGTCGGGGCGAATGACCTGGAAGGTTCCGCCGTTCGCCGCCGGTTCGATGATCACGACCTGATAGACGCCGGCCGCCGCCCCGGCGTCGGCCGTGACCGTGCCGATGGCGCCGTTGCCCGTGCCCACCACCGCAGCGGGGGTGACGGTGGCCGCCCCGATCAGGACGGTGGCGGTCAGGGCGAAGGCGGCGAAGGCGCGGGCCGTGCCGACGCCGCCGCGACCGACGCGCTTGTCGGTCGTATAGGTCGGATCATACTCCGAATGGATCAGATCGCTGAGGCCGGGCAGGCCGGTCTCGAAAGTATAGGCCTTCATGACGGCCTCCTCTGCTCAGAAAGGTGGATGGGGCCGGATCGCGGCCAGCTCCGGCGGGCTGGCGAGGGTCGGGCCTTAGGCCTGACCGCCCCGATTCTTTTCGATGCGGGCCTGGACGGCGCCGGACAGGCCCGCCTTGGCCTGGGCCGCGTCCGGCTTCAGCCGGTTGGCGCCGGCCATGACCTGATCCAGGCGGCTGGCGCGAACGGGCTGGGCCACACCGGCGCTGGCCTTGAACTGGGCCAGGGTCTGGCCCGACTGAATGGCCGCCAGGGCCAGGGCCGGGTGCTTCTTGGCCTCGGGCGAGGCGGCGATGGCAGAGGCCTCGCCTTCGACCTTGTCGTCGTCGCCCTTGTCGTCAGACCCGTCTTTGGTCTGATCCTCGCCGCCCTCGGCTTCCTCGGACGGCATGTCTTCGTCGTCGTCCTTGTCGGACGGGGTGTCGTCGCCCTCTTCGGCCTTGGGCAGGGCCTCGGACAGGGCCTTGATGTGGTTTTCGGGCAGGCCGGCCCTTTTGGCGGCCGCGAGCACGGTGGAACGCTTCATGTCACTCTCCTGGGTGGCTTTCGGGGTGGATGCGGACGGCGCCGGGCCCGCTGCGGAAGACGCCAGGCGCTCACGCGCCAACTCGCGGATGGTCGCGAACGCCGTGCGCTCGGTCGCCACCGTGTCGACCAGGCCCTTGGCCAGGCCGGACAGCTCCGGATCGTCGGAATCGCCGAAGTAGCAGCCGGCCTCGGTGGCCAGGACGGCCTCTTCCGTCAGGTTCGGACGGCCTTCCAGCACGTCGGACACGAACCACCGGCCGCATTGGTCGATCTCGGCCTGCAGCGACGTGCTGGCGGTTTCCGACAGGGGCTCCATCCAGCTGCCGTCCGTCTTGCGCTTGCCGAACTTGAACGGGGTGATGACGATCCCGTCCTTGGCGAAGGCGCCCGAGAAATCGCAGTGGGTGACCACCGCCCCGATCGAACCGACGCCGCTTTCGCGCGCGGCCGTGATGTGGTCCGAGGCGCTGGCGTCCCAATAGGCCGCGCTGTAGCCGTCGCGAATGAAGCTGTGGATCGGCTTTCCGCCGTTGGCGGCCCGGTGCTCGCGCTTCAGCGCCGCCAGTTCCGGCAGGCCGTGGTCCACCACCCCGCCGGGCGACCGGATCACCTCCCAAATGGCCCCGACCCGGGCGTCGGCGATCATTTCCTCATAGGCGACGTGCAGGGTGTCGTAGCCGTGGTACCAGGTGTCGCCCCAGCCGAAGCCCTCGGCCATCAAGGGCCCCTCGATCTCCAGAATTCCGACGCCGTCCTTCAGCACCCAGCCGAAGCCGACCGCGTCGGGTTCGCCGACGAAGCGCGGCGCCGTCGCCAGCGGCTCGGTCCGCATCTCGACATCGCCTCGGCCGGCGATGGCGCGCCGGGCCCGGCCGAAGAAGGCGCTGATCGGCGAGCCGCGCTCGCCGCCGGCGATGCCCAGTTCGCGCGCCAGGGCGGGCACCGAGGCTTCGCGCATCAGAAGAGGGCGGCCGGACAGGGCGGCCGCCAGTTGGGCGGGATTTCGCATGGAACCTCGGGTGAAGGGCCCGCTCAGGCGGCGGGGCGTTGGTCCAGGACGGCCTGGGCGGCGGGGTCGCGGCTGGCTTGGGCGGATCGGGCCAGGGCGCCTTCCGGTAAGGGCAGGCCCAGTTCCTGGCGTTTGGCGTATTCGCGGGCCTGCTGCTCCAGAACCTCTTCCCAGTCGTTGCCCTGGTCTTCGGCTTCCTTTTCCAGGGTGCTGACCTGCGCCTCGACCCGCGCCGAGGCGGCGTCGATTTCCTTGGTCGGATCGACCCAGCCGCGCCCCGGGCCGATGCAGTGGATCTGACAATAGGCGTCGACGGCGTCATAGAAGTCCGGCGCGCCGTCCGGGATCTGAATATAGCCGCGATCAAAGGCCTCTTCGGCCCAGGCCACGACGAAGGGCCGCACCAGCTGGTCTTCAACCAGGCCCATCAAGGCGACGGTTTCGGACCAGGCGTGGATCATGGCCGCGCGCGCAGACGAATAGTTCGTCTGCGAATAGTCCATCGACAGCTCTTCATAGGTCACGCCCAGCGAAGCCGCGATCAGCCGCAGGATCGACCGCACGAAGGCGTCGAAACTGCCCACGTCCTTTGACGCCGTCTGCAGCTCCAGCTCGTCGCCATAGGGCAGGACCGGGATCTGGGCGCCGTTGGCCAGGTTGACCGGGTGTTCCTTGTAGTGGTCCTGGCGCCAGGTCTCGAACTCGCGGACGTCCTTGGCTTCGAAGTTCTCGCTGACCGCGCCGGGCCCGGCGTTGGACTTCATGAAGGCCACGATCAGAGCGTTGACCGTGGCGCTCTGCAGGGTGGCGTCGGTGAAGCGCGACAGGGCGCGGAAACTCTTCAGCGAGGCGGCGAAACGGCTGATGCCCCGCGTCTGACCAGCCCGCTCGGGCTCGAAGGCGTGGAACACCTGAGGCCGGCCCCATTCGGTCCAGCGCTCGAACCGCGTCCAGGCGAACTGGCCGGGACCGCCGTAGTCGGTCGGGTGCCGCTCGCGGATGTGATAGGCCGACGGCGCGCCCCAGCTGTCGAACTCGACCCCGCCCTTCAGATCGTCACGATCCGGGCGGCCGTTCGGATTGCACAGACGGTCAGGATCGACCAGGCGCAGACGGGTCTTGTAGCGGGTGGCCTCGTCTTCGGCCCATTCGGCCAGGCCCAGGGCCTCGCCGTCCACGACGATGTGCGAAACCGCCAGGCGCAGCTGCTGGCCCCAGGTCAGCCGCCGTTCGGCGTCCGAGGCGAAGGCGTGGCCATAGGCGTACAGCTGAAACTCGGTGCTGAGATCGGCGCCCAGCTGGCGCGCGGTATCGAGGTCGATGCCCAGGGCCCGCACATTGGGGCGGAACTTGACCCGCCAGCCCCGTCCGACGGCGGCGTTGACCTTTCGCGACCGGGCCGAGGCGGCGACCGGGTCGTTGCGGACCCGCTCGCGCACCCGCGCCGTCACCGGCGCGCGGTTCGGCAGCCAGTCCTTGTCCGCCGAGCGCAGGGCCGCCGGCCATTCCGCAAAATAGGTGCCCGAACCGCTCGCCCCCTCATAGGCCAGGGGATAGCCGGCCGAGACGGGCTCGGCCGTCATCGCGCCGGCGCGGACGCGGGCGACCTCAAGACGCGAGATCGACCGGCCCGAGGGCGCGACCAGACCGGAAGGGGCGAACGGCGTGCGCATGATCAGGCTTCGGCGGCGGCCTGAGGTTCGGCGACGGCCGTTTCCGGCGCCTGTGACACCTGAACGGACGCCTCAAGCGCAGAGAGCCGTTCGGCCAGAGGCGCGCGGGCCGAGGCTTCGAAGTCGGCGAGTTTCTGAAGCGACGCTTCCAGGCCTTCGAAGCGGGCCTTCAGCTGTTCGTTCAGGCTCTCGAACGCGGCCTTGATCCAGGTGTCGTCATAGGCCAGAGCAGCGGCGGCGGGAGAGGCGTCATCGGGAGAGGCGCCGGCGGCCGCCACGGCCGGAAAGGCCAGTGGTTCAGCCAGGGCGTCCATGAAGGCTTCACGGGCCTTGGCCAGGTTCTGCAGCAGCGAGTCTGGAACAGGGCGGCTGGGAAAGCCGGCCAGGGCCGCGACGGCGCCGATCAGGCCGACCAGGGCGGCGACGGCGGGAACCTCGCCCAGGTTGAGGGTCGCCACAGGCAGGCCCTCGGTCGGAGCCTCAGTCGGCGGGGGCGGTTCGGCGGCGGGTGTCTTGGGGGATCGGCTCATGAGGGCCTCCTTGGTTAATGATGTCCGGGTGTGACGACCTTCACCGCTCAGAACCGCCGGCATGCCGACGTCCGCGCCCGGTGTTGACGATCAGGGATCGCAGGATCGCCGGGGCCCTCGAACCCGGGGCAGGGCCTGGGGAACGGCGCGGAGAAGACTTACAGGCGGATGCTCAGCGCGCCGCGACGGCGGATCGGCAGATCCGAGGGGCGGGCGGCCAGGGCTTCCAGCTCGGCGATGTCGCGCTCCAGCCGGGCGATGTCGCCCTTGGCGTATTTGACCGTGCGGCCGTTGCTGGTGACCTCGGTCACCTGGCCGCCCGTGCTCAGCCGGCCATAGGCGGCGCGATAGTCGTTCAGCAGGGTTTGCTGTTGGGGCGTCAGGGCCATGTCAGAAGCTCCACTTCCTCTTCGCGGCCTCGATGTCGGGCGAGGCAGGCGCCGTGTTGGCGGTGGCGGGCGGCCCGGACCCCGAACGGACGCCCGCAGATGGCGGACGCTCCCACAGCGCCTCGAGCCCCGCCTGCTGCGCCTGGCGACGACGCGCCAGCTCCAGCCAATCGGGTTCGGCGCCGGGAACCCCGATGCCCAGCGAGGCCGCCAGGGCCTTGTTGTAGACCCAGAGGTCCAGTTCCTCGTTCCGCCGGCGGACCCGCACCCAGGCCTCGTCCTTGACGACGCCCGTCTTGCTGTCCTGAACAGAGACCAGGGCTTCGCCCGTCAGCTCCTCGAAGAAATCCCGCTCGACCCAGCCCGGCCAATGCGGACGACGCGGCGCCCGCGCCCCCTTCTCGCCCTCCAGGCTCAGGGGAATGGCCTCGTTCATCAGGGTCCGCTTCAGATCCCACGTCCCGACCCGCCAAGTGCGGCAGGTCACGACCCGCCCCTCAGGCCCCTCCAGCTTCTGGGGCTTGCCGGTGCTGCGGCGAAGCGGCGTCAGTCCCCAGCCCTTGGCCCCATCCAGGGCCTTCGACTTCGCATGCGACGAACAGAAGGCGTAGACGTGATAGGTTCCGTATCCGGAGTCGACGCCCTGGACTTCGGTCGTGACGAACCCGCCATCCTCATGCGGCCAACGCCGCCGTTCCAGCTCGGCCAGTTCGGCCCAAATCTGCGGTTCGGACGGGCCGCCGTCGATCCTGCCCTTGTCCACCATGACGTGTTCCGCCTCGGGGCCCCAGGCGTAGGCCGTCCATTGCGCCCAGTCGCCGTTCAGGTCGACCGCCACGGTGACGATCTCATAGCCCGACGGCACGACGCCCTTGGTCAGCCGGTTGTCCCGCCGCTCCAGCAGCTTATCGACGTCCGCCTGCTGGACCGTGACCTCATAGGCCTCGCCGAAAATCTGCTGATGAAGGGCGATCTTGGCCTCTTCGTCGTCGGCGTCCTGGATCTGTTTGGCGATATAGGCCCAGTCGACCGCGTCTGAGACCACCTGCCAGGCGTGATAGCTGGGCTGACGCCCTTCCAGGGGCCGCGCGCGCCAGGCCTCGTACTCGCCGGCCGGAATGAAGCTGCCCGGCGCTGGATTGGTCGGGTCTTCTGAGGGGAAGCACGGGATCCAGCCGCCGCGCACGCCGTTCGCGGGCTGGCGGTCCGGTCGGCAGGCGGCCACCATGCCGCGCTTATGCCGGTGTTCAATCACCCCGCCGCAGGACGGGCAGCAGAAGTGCGGCGTCTCGCCCTTCTCCACCCCCAGCATCGCCTCCCGATCCAGCCGGATCAGCACCCCGCCGGGCAGGTGGGCGCAATGCGGGCAGGGCAGATAGAGCCGGCGCTGATCACCCGCCAGGAAGTCGGCGGTCACCGGGCATCCGGTCGCCTCGCCTGTCCCTTCCTCGGATCGGCGGACAAGTCCCGGCGTCGAATTGTGGAAGGTTTTCGCGCCCGCCAACTCCCACTGCAGCTGGCGCACCTCGATCTGTTTGTGCGGGTCGCCCCGGTCGCCGACCGAGAGGCTCCAGTTCGGCGTCTCCTCCTTCACGACCAGGCAGAAGGTGACCATTTGCAGCGGCTTGGCGCTGGTCGTTCCGAAGAACTGGCCGTAGCCGCCGGGGAACCGCTTGTAGGTGTTGGTCGAGCCCTGCTCGTCCCGCGAAGTGACCGCCCGGATCTTGCGCCGCAGTTCCGGCGTCGCATCCACCAGCGGCTGCCACTTGGTGCGGTTGTACTTCAGGGCCTCGTCGCCGCTCGGCAGCGCCACGCCCCAAGGCCGGGCGATCACCGTCGAATAGTACAGGGTCGCGATCACGCCGACCGTCGTCTTGGCGATCTGCGCCGACCCGACGAAGGTGACCGTCCGGGCCGGATCGTCTGGATGCAGCCGGTCCAGAGGCTCGATCAGATATTCGAACCCGTCCCAGGACAGCTCGCCCTCGCGGGTCGTGCCGGTCTCGCCCGGAATATTGATCCGGCCTTCAGCCCAGGCGCTGATCGTCTGATCCGGCGCCGGCGTCACGGCGGCCGCCATGGCCAAGACCAGCGTCGCCGCCTGGCGCGCGATCTCCTGCGCGGAGAACAGGCTCATTTCAGGCCGCCGCCTGCTCCGGCTCTTCGAAGCCGCCGGCCAGCTTGGTCAGTTCGGCGACCAGATTGTTCAGCAGCTTCCGATCCGCCGTCTTCAGCGCCAGCTCGGCCTGGCGGACGTCTCCTAACCCGGCGATCTCCGTCGCCAGCGTGCGACGCCGGCGCTCCAGCGCCTGGGTGAAGGCCACGCCCATGGCCTCCACCGCCATCGTCACCGCCGCCTTCGAAAGCAGCTCGCGCTTCCGGTCCGCAAGATCCAGCTCAAGTTTCTCTTCCTCAAGCTGACGCTTTCGGGATCCCGCCGGCGCAACCGCCGCCTTCGACGCCGCCGGCGCAGCCTCGCGACTGTCCAGAACCGATAGCGACTCGCCGCGCGCCTTGATCAGGGCGTCGTAATCGACCTCTTTCACCCGCCCCTGCCCGTCCCGCTTCACGGGCAGATCCTCGTTCCGCGCGATGAACCGCGAGATCGAAGATTTGTTGATCGGCCGGCCCGCCTGGGTCTCCAGCGCCGCCGCCTCGCTGACGCTCACCCACCGGCGGCTCGATTGTTCGAGGAGGAAGGGCTGTTCCATGCCGTTGCACTCCGCGTTGCTTAGCAACACCCGTTGCACCCCTCGCAACATCGCTCACTAGGGAACGAAAACGCTCTGCCGCACCGTATAGCGTTGGGGTCGGGGGGAAGGACCCGCGATCGCGGGCGGCCGACCTAAGTCATTGAGCGGGAACGAAAAACCCGCCCGGCGCGATGCCTGGGCGGGTGGTTGGGATGGCGGGGCTCTGGATGGCTACCGCACTGCGCGTCAGTCTTCTGACGGCAGTGAAATGATCTGGCGCGAATCGCGGCCTAGGAGCGTGAATATGACCGCAGCCCTGTCGCCGTCAACCATCTCTTCGAAGATGACGTCGTAGTCGGCGGTCTGCCCCGCGACCCGCAGCTTGTCGCCACGCTTGAACCGAGCGGACGTCGGCCCGCCCTTTCCGTTGTCATTGCGGGCATGCTGCAACACGACCAGGCCGTTGATCTCGCGCTTTTTCAGCTCTTCGATGAAGCGGCTCGGAATGGGGCTGGGCCGAGCGGCCTCGCCCGAACCGCGCATGATCACCTCGGTCACGCCCATGGTCGAAAACACGGCGCGCCAACGGTCCTGGTCCAGATCCATCTCGATGAACAGATAGCGCGGGATCATGGGGCGCGGACCGGGCGCCACGCCGTTCCGGGCGCGCGCCCGAACGGGCGGCGGGACCATCGGCAGGTAGACGGTGAACCCCTGCTGCTCCAGCTGATAGCGGGCGTGCTTTTCCTGGTGGACGTGGGTCACCACCACGTACCAGGCCCGACCCTGGCCGGAGGTTTGAACGGCGGACGCGGTCACTGGGAGAGCCCCTTCTCTGCTAAGCGGGGCGTCCCAAGCCGTACCATCGGGGCGTCCCATCTATTCTTTTGTTTAATCTCGTAAAAATAACTCATGGGACGCGCGGGACGCATGGGACGCACCTGTGGCGTCATGCGCCTACGCCTACGCACGCACACATGAGGCGGACTGAGCGTCCCAAGCGTCCCAGCGTCCCAACGCCCCCTCAAAGCCCCGTCAGTCATGGGTTTCCCCGTGGGACGCAGGGTGGGACGAATCATGGGACGCGCCCCCGCTCCGGCCCCAACGCGGGGGGTCGAAGGCGGTCGCCTCCCTGGGGTCCGCCCCGACCGCGACGGGCCTGTCCAACCAGGGGGTGAGGGGGACGCACAGCACGCGGCTCTGGTGCATGCCGAACCGCTTCGGCCCGTCGCCGGGCCTGGGCGCCACCGACGGGCCGAGGTCCGCCAGATGCTCCAGCACCCCGCGCCAGTTGGCGTACTGCGTCCCGTGCAGAGCCTTCTCGAGGGCCGGGTGATTGTTGGCGACCAACAGCCAAGGCCCTGGCCTGTCGGTCCCCGCATGCCCGTTCTCGACGATCAGGCCCCAGGCTTTCAGCACCTTTCCCGCCCGTGCGCCGGGGCTCTCCAACTCCTCCTGGATCAGCTCGCCTATGGTCAGCGCCCTGTCATGCCCCAGGTGGCCCGAGTTCAGCGCCCAGATGTATTGCAGACACCCCTGCCCAGGGTTCAGCGCCGAGGACCGTTCGTCCCGCGCCTGGGCCAGCCCCATCCAGATCCGCGCCTCTTCCCGCGCCTCCGCCTCGGTCAGGGCGGTGTCGAACAGCAGCAGCCTTCGCCCCGCCGCCAGGCTGGCGATCAGGTCCGCCGCCCGGGGCGCCTGTCGCGTCTCGACCAGGGCCGCCTTGATCGCGGCCACGTCGGCGCGGAACCGCTTGGCCTCCCTCAAGGCGCGCGCCAGCAGACCGGGCGACAGGGCCCGCGCCGCCTCTATGGCCGCTTCCAGGTCGTCGTCCGTCGTCCCCTTGCGGCCGTCCAGCCGCCCCATGTGGATCTCCAGCGTCCGCGTCGCCATGGCGTCCCCCAGGGGCACGGGAAAGATGCTGGCCAGATAGGCGCACCCGACGGCCGAGGTCGAAACCGTCCCGCCGTTGATCGAGCCCTTGCGCCCCGAACTCCCCTCCCCGGTCGCCATCCGGCGCAGCACTTCCAGCGCCTTCTCCACCGGCCCCGGCTGGCCGTCGGTGCTGGGCTCCGCCTCATCCAGGAACAGGCCTCTCGCCTCGGACGACAGGCTGTTTTTCAGCCCCGCGTCGGTGAAACTGTCCAACAGATCCCCGGCGTTGGCGCTGCCCGCCGCCTGCATCAGGCGCGACAGGGTCGTCTTGCCGGTCCCCGCCCCGCCGCTGACGTTGACCACGGGCCGGAACCGCGGCCAGGCGCCTAGCAATTGAACCCCCAGCCAGCCGAACAGGGCGTCGGCCTGGCTCAACCCCTCGGGGGCGCGGGGGTCCAGGGGGCTGAACGACCACAGGTTCAGCGCGGCCCTCAGGTTCTTGGCCTCCTTGACGGTGGCGGGTTTCGCCGGCCGCGCCGTCCGGGGCCGCAGCAGCCACAGAGGCCCGTCGATATCCTCGCGCAGGGCCGCCGCCACCGGACGCCAGTCGTCGGGCCCGAACGGCCAGCGCCCCACGGCGTCGCCGCAATGGACGATCGGCCCGTCGTCCCCGGCCCAGACGCCGTATCCGCGTTCCTGACGGTTCTCGTCCCATACGCCGCGCTCGCGGCACTGCCGAACCAGCCACCGCGCCGCCTCCTGCAGCTGGATCTTGCCCTCTTCGTCGCGCCAGTTTCCGAGGAACATCGCCCCCGCCACGCTGGCGTAGATGTCGGTCCTCAGCATCTGGGCGATCCGCGCCGCCTTCTCGCGACGGATCGAACCTTCGGGCAGGGCGAAGACGACGTCGCCCCCCAGGAAGCCCAGCGGGATCACCGGACAATCCTCGACCTTGGGATTGACGTAGGCGGTCGTCCCCTTGTCCGCCCCCTCGGCGTCGCTCTCTGAAATCACGAAATCGTCGCTCACGCCGCAGCCTCGTCCCCGGCGGCTTCGGCCGCTCTGATCATGTCGTTGAAGTCCAGACCCGGCGGCGGGGCGCTGGCCCTCACCTCGGTCTCCGATCCCGGCGCCAGCCGCCGCTTCCACGCCGCGACGGCCAGCCGTCCGCACACCCGCGCTCGCGCGGCGGCCTCGCGCCGCACGCCGATCGCGCGGCTGCGCCCCACCCGGTTCTTGCCGCTGCGCCCCTGGACGGTGATCGGGCTCATGTCGCTGTCGCAGGCGATGTCCACGACGCCCCAGGGGGCGCGGGGGTCCTCTGGCCAGGTGAAGGGCGGCCGCATCGGGTCGCCGGTCCCGCCCCAGACGTCGACCAACACCCCTTCGCCGTCCGTCAGCTCATAGCCCTGCAGCGAATCCAGCGACCCGGCCGCCACAGCCCGCACCGGCAGGCTCAGATCCCCGGCCAGCATCATGGCCCGGCTCAAGGCGTTCTCCTGCCCTTCCGCCACGGCCAGCGGCCCCGCCGCGTCCGGACGGCTCAGCCAATATCCGCCGCGCAGCACATAGCCCTCGATCGGCTCGCCCCGCACCTGGACCGGCGGTCCATACCCCCCGTCGCGGCGGGCCGACAGGAACAGGCCCTGCGGCCCCCACATCCGCTTCGCCGGCGCCCGGTGCGTCTTGCTGCGGCCGTTGGGGCTCAGATAGGTCGCGTGGATCCCGCCGGTCGGCCCCAGCTCGGTCATGCAGATGTTGATCATGGCCGGCAGGCGAATCCCCGCCTCCGGATCCCCGCTGTGATAGGCCGCCGGGTGAAACCTCAGGATCTTCAGCGCCCGCGCCAGCACCGGCCCCCGGATCGCCCGCGCCTCCAGGTATGTCTGAACCAGGGTGCCTTCAGACGGCCCCGCCTCGCGCCACAGCCGCGCCGCCAGCTCGGCCTTCCACGCCGCATCGGCCATGGCCTGGCGCTCGCGCGCCTCGGCCGCCTGCGCACGCCGTTCGCGCGATTCCTCGGTCTCTTCCGCCACGATCCCGCCGACCAGGCGCAGCGCCGCATCGCGCACCGTCTCATCGCCCCGGCCGAACAGCCGGTGCTCCAGATCCACCACGTCCCCGCCGCGCGGGTCGCAGCTCCAGCACTTCCACTTCCGGCCGTCGCCGAACACGGCGAAGGGCGCAGCCTTGCTCTTGGACCCGCAATCCTTCAGCGGACACACGCCGCGCCAGCCGGCGCCGACCTTGACCAGCTTCACCCGCCGCCCCGCCACATCCTCGCAGCGGACGCGGTCGCGGGCCTGGTCGAACAGACGGTCGTCGGTCATGCCCGCCCCTCGCGCTCGAACAGGTCGTCCATCATGTCCGCCCCCGGACGAAGCCAGCATTCGCCCGCTGCTCGCGGCTGTCAGCCCAGTTGTTGGCAACGTCTCGCGAGATGTCCTTGCTGACGGTCTCTATCAAGCAGCGAGCGGCGGCCTGATCGTCGCTGACGAACGCAACGATCGACGCCAAATGCATGATTGATGCGCCGAGGACATCTTCAACTGAATGCCCGGCACAGACCATCTGCATTTGGTTGTGGAGCTGCACACTCGGCGGCGCCGCAGCGAGCGCTTCAGGCGTGACCTTTTCCATCAAACCCGCCCCTTCAGCCGCGCCAGCATCTTCCGGCCCGCCTCGGTCGCCCGATACCGGCTGCCGCCCAGCACGTCGCCGGCAGGCGCCGGCGCCCGCTCCAGCAGACCGAACTGCGCCAGCGCGCCCAGCGTGCCGCCCGGCGTCATCGGCGTCGCTGTCGTCCCGGCCTCGCCGGCGTCGCCGACGATCTTCAGCACCTTCGCCTTGAACGGCGTCAGGTCCTGCCCCGGCGCAATTTTGATAGGCCACTTCGCCATCAACCCGGCCGCTCCGCCAACAGCTCCGACTGTCGCGGATCCTTCTCGACGACGCCGAACCGAGCCGCGTCGTCAGCCTTCGTCAGCCGCGCCTTCGTCCCTGGCGCGATGAACGACAGGCCGGGACCGGACCCGTAGCCGTCCACCCCCGGCTTCAGCCAGATGAACCAGGCATAGGCCGTCGCGCTGGACGCGGTCGGATACCAACGCCCCTTCACCATCGGCACGCGCTCGGCGAACGGCGCACAGGCGTGCAGCGGCAGTTCGTGGAACAGCCGATACCGCCCCGCCCCTTCCAGGAACTGCAGGCGCAGCAGCATGGCGACGCCGCGTCGCGCCCGCCTCCAGGCTTGGCGCACAAAGGCCTCGCCCTTCACGAACGGCGGGTTGGTGATGATCCAGTCGGGCCGGATGGCCGGCGCGAACGTCGGGTCCAGAAAATCGCCCAGCAGGAACCGGGGCGACATCGCGCCGCCGTGGTCATGGATGTCGCTGATGCTGACTTCGGCGAAATAGTCTGACAGGCCCCAGGCCATATGACCGCCGCCCGCCGCCGGCTCCCAGCACGTCTGCGCCAAGGGATCGAGACGCCGCACGATCTCCCCTCCGGCCCGCGCGGCCCAGGGCGGCGTGGGGAAATAATCCAGGCTGTCGGGGTCGATGGGCGCGCGCTGCGCCATGACGGCGGTGAAGCCGGCGGGACGCTCGCTCATGCCGCCACCCCGAACTCGAGCGCATCGGCCAGGGCGTCCTCATGGACGTCGAACAGATCCGCGACCTCCTCGATGGCCCAGCCTGCCTGAACGAACCAGCGCGCGAACCGCAGGCGCGGGGCCGTCATCGGCCTCAACCTTTGAACCGCCTCCGACCGCCGCGCCGGGCGTGCGGCCGGGCCCGTGGTCGAGACTGACGTTGGTCCAGACGCCGGACGCGCCTCAGGCGCCGCACCAGGCCGGGCTTCGCGACGCTCCGCAACAGCCGCCGGCTTCGACGCGGCCTTACGCGCAGGGCCTTGCGCCCCCGCCGCCGCAGGAAGAGGGCGCGCCTCGCCGTCGCGGGCGGGCCTGACGGCGGCGGCCGGCGTCACGCCGTTCACCGCCTCGACCACCTCCAGCATCATGTCCGTCGTCACCCCGGCCCGCGCCACCATCGACGGCGACAGCTCCGGCCCCGACAGACGCAGCGCCGCCGCCAGCGTATGGGCGACACAGCCGGTGGAGGCCTTCAGCGCCGCCCCCGCCAGAATCCGCGCCCGCCGCGCCGACTGTCGTCCGTCGAACACCGCCTCCGGCGCCACCCCCATGATCCGCGCCGCCGCCACCAGGGCCAGGGCCAACTGCCCGGCGCTGGGCTGGGGTCGGTTCGCCGACCGGGCCTGGGCCGACGTCACCCGGCCTGCGCTTCCAACCGCGCCGCTCATCCGTCGATGTCCCTGCGTTCGCGCCGCCCGCCGGCGTTCAGCGCCTCGCGCGCGGCCTCCGCCGCCGTCGCCAGCTGCGCCTGCAGCTCGCGCCGACCGGCCGTCGTTTCGCCGACATAGCGGCGCGCCAGCTTGGCCAGGACGACGCACGGATTGTCCCGCGTCACCACGCCGGGGGCGCAGGCGTTGCGCGCCGCCTCCGCCACCCGCTTCAACTCGGGAACCGCCGCCGACGGCGCGCCCTGGGCCGCGCCTTCCGCCGCCGCGATCAGATCGCGCCAGCACCGTTCGTCGTCGTCGGTCATCCGGTTGTCCGGCCCGGCCTTCAGATTGCCGTAGCGGTTCATGACTGGGGCTCCGCAGAGCGGTCCGTGGGGGGGGGGGGGGCCGGGCGCCCCGCCCCCGCC